GTTGTCAGTGAGCTCAGTTCTTAGAATCTGGTCGAGCGTGTAGCCAGGCACTGCCACTTCCGCCGTCCCGTAGTCTGTCACATCGTGCGTCCCGTTGGTAGTAATAGTGGTGGTAGCGGTCGGTTTCGGCACATCGACTTTTGCCGTCTTCACCCACTCCACGTCGTGTTCGCCGTTGGCGGTCAGCACCACTTCGCCTTCGGGTTGTCGCACTGCGACTTCCGCCTCGGCGAAGTCATAGACATCGTGCGTGCCATTCTCGGTGATTTTAGTCGTGCCACTCGGCAATGGCACAGCCACTTCCGCCCGTTCAAAGTTCGCCACGTCATAATTACCGTTTCTGTCAATATCGATAGTGCCACTCACTCCCGTGCGGATTGCCTCTTGCTCGATTGAGATGAGTTGCTCCCCGCCCTCAGGAATCAGCCTAATCAGTCGTTCGCCGTCCATTCTACGCCCCCGTTTCGTTGCTAGCCCAAGTCGATTCGTCGGTCAGTTTCAGCCAGCCCTTGCACACCGTCTTCTTACTCTCGTTCGTGGCGTCCTGCACCACCTCGATATCGAAGTAATAGTCGCCATAGGGCAGTTTTTCGGTATCGGCGGGCAAGAACTTGCCGTGCCAAAATCCGTCCTCGTCCAGCGTCAAGTCGGCGTTGTCGGGGTCGGTGGAGAGATAGCGTTTTTGGAAAATCGCCCGCTCCTTTTTCGGCGACTCCTTCACGGTGAGATAGAGGGCATAAGGGGCGGTGGTGATAGGGTTGCCGTCGGCGTCTATCCGTTGGAACTTGAAGGCTAGCGAGTCGCCACGAGTAAGGTCAAGGTTGTTCACGCTTACTCCTCCACCCTCGTGATGGTCTGGCCAGGATAGATAAGGCCACGGTCGCTAATCCCGTTCGCTTCGGCTAATTTCTGTGTGTAGCCGTCATCGCCAAATAGTCCCTTCACGCTCGGATACCAGCCCAGTTTCAGGGCAATTGCTCCGAGAGTGTCGGCTTTCTTCACCGTGTAAGTCTCAGCGGTAGGGGTGGGCGTTGGTTCAGGGGTCGGCTCAGGGTCGGGGGCAATGTAGGACTTCGGCCGAAATGCTCCCGCAAAATACTTCAAGGAGATGTTGATGACATTGGCGGCTGCCCCGCCACCAGGGCAAGAGGCCCCGCCTTGATTCTGGCCCAATAATGTGATATAACCGTTGTTATAATTCCCGACTGCCATTCCAATATGGCCATAGGTGCCGTTGTTGAAGACCACCCAATCTCCTGCCTGGAGTGAGGTAGCGTCCCAGACCATCTCGAACTCGCCCCCCGCATTCTTCTGCCAGCACCCATCGGCCACCATTCCTTTGGCCGCCCCGCTTCCGCAAGTCGAGGCCCTCCGCCCAGCGTAGTTTTGCCAGAACAGGTCTGCCAAGTCCCAGCACTGCGAGCCATAGGCCCCGTCCGTATTGTAGCAGTTACCCAGGGTGTAGTTCTTGAAGTTTAGCCAGGTATCGGTCGGGGCATAGATATAAGTCCCCAACCCGCATTCCTCTCCTTCGGGGCAAGCCCCGCTAGTGGCATTACTGGCTGCCGAGACTTCATCGCTTTCAGTGTCTACCACGGGCGTGCCTGCGTCCACGCTCTCCACGGTCGGGATGTCTTCTTGGACCTCCTCGATTACCTCGCCCTGCCCACTTTCTGAATCCTCGACTACCACTACCGCATCCACGGATTCGGCGGAATAAGTAATGCTGGGTCCAGCGGTATCTACTTCCACCTCCGCCTCCCCGCCAGTTAGCACTGGGACAAGCACCGCTACTCCTGCACCCAGAGCCACCAGCACTGCCACTACCGTTGCGATGATTTTATTTTTTATCTTGAGTTTTACTTTTGCCATCTTCGGCTCCTTTCCTTATTATTAACTCATTAAACTTTGGTGGACAAAAAACATGAACATCAACAGTTTTGTGGCACCCTCGGCAGTTTATTCTCAGGTCTACCGTCTTGTCTGTATCACCCAGGATACGCCCGCAATTTGGACAATAAATTGGTGTCATAGCAAAACCTCTTGCCAACGGCAACGACAGTGTGGATGGGCGTTAGTGATTTCCCCATTCATATTGTGGGCGTTGTGTCCAAAAACCACCTGTTTGCCGTTGTCGAGCATTAAGTGGTCGGGGAACTTGTCTCCGACAGGGACGACCTTGCCGTCCATTCCTCGGCAAGTGTCGCAAGTCTTGGCATCCATCCTGGCTATCCATTTCAACCCAAGGTTAATTCCATATTGCTCGGCGAGCTGTTTGTCGGCATCGAAATGCCCCATGAGCTTGGCCTTGTGGACTTCTTGCTCGGCGATTAGGGTTGCTCGGCCATTGATCTCGTCTTCATCCGCGACATCTGTAACCACATTTGCATATTCCTGCAACAACTTCTGCAGATCTTCTCGCATCTGGCGGAGCAATTCATCTGAGAATACTACCCCATCGTCAGCTAGAGCTTTCTCGATTTCTGCAACAACCCTTTCGTCGTCGACCATTAGGCCCTTAATCGCATTAGTGCCGTCGATATATCCGACCGTGGCGGACTCCTTGACTACTTCCCAAATCTCATCCGTCATTGTGGCGACGGAATTATTAGGGTCGCCGTTCAAGGCTTTCTTGGCATATCTCACTAGGATATTGTAGACCGCCTCCTCAAAATATTGCCCCTCTCGCCAAACGGCGTTAAAACCATCTTTGGTCTTCTGTGGCATAGCGGTGGCCATGTCGCTAGTTAGTGTGGCCTCTATGGCTTGGGTGGGAGTGGTGGAGCTAGGCCGACTGAGACTACTGCCAATACTCGTCCACCCACTAGGCAGACCCAGGGCCTTGGCCGCTTCTGCACCATTCACGCCAGCGGAAACCAGCGTTATTAACTCGGAGGCTTTGAGATTGGTGGTCTCGGCCTTAGTCTTTGCCGTGGAGGCTTCGATCTGGGCGATTTCGGCCCGCATTTTCAGCCTGTCGGTCAGCTCCTGGATCTCTAGGTCAAATTGAATGCCATAACCCAGTCCACTCAGACCTCGGTCGGAGAAGATGCGGTCCAGCTCGTGCTGGAACTGGCTCCAGAAAGAGAGCAAGGCTGGATAAACCCGCCGCTTGGTGAACTGCAGGTCCGAGAGTTCCGCATTGTCATATTTAGCGGAACTGTCGTTCCCTAAGATGAAATTACTCACCCCGACAGACTTATTGAGGCGGTCGTTGACCACATCCATCAGGTCCTTGATTGCGAGGGTGGAGTTATTCCCCTGAATAGTCTTCACTTCAATTTCGTCGCCAGTCGAACCATCATCTAGTTGTTGTCGCCAGGCGTAAACCGTCTTGTTCCTGTTGTTGGCCCCCCGCAAGCCCTGCTCTAGCTGTCGTCGCTTAGCCTCATACCGTTCTCGGGTAGAAGCCCGAATAAAAGTGATCGTAGCTGGAATGGCCCCATTCTCGAAAAAAGCTCTTTGGTACTGAGCAATAAGGTCATCGATCTGGGCCCAAATAAGTACTGAGGTAGCAGGGCTAATTCCACGGTCAGGGTTCCTCGGCGACCTAGAGAACCGCAACACCATCACCTCATCGGAACCCAGCACGAACTCCGAGGTATTGTCCGCAGAGATGTAATAGACATTTTTGCCACCCGAACGCTGTCGGCACTGAGGCGGAAGAACTGAGTATCCTGCCACTCTTTTCCCGTCAAAGTGGACATGGATGTCAAGTTCATCTTCAGTTAGCCAGGTTACGAAGCAGAGGTCAATGAATTCGGCCCAACCCATATCTTCGTTGGGACATTGCAATATTGCGAGTTCGGGGGTCCTCGCCGGAGGCAACTTCGCCCCGTTCCGCCCTACACCGTAGGGGATTACTGCTTTCATCTCGTTGACTAGTGGCCGAATCTGGGCAAAAAGGTTCTCATAGTTGGAGCAGAGGGCATTGAAAAACATAGCCCCATTAATTTCCTGGACGACCCCCGTCTTTTTGGAGGTGCCGAGAGCGTCCTTAATTGCCTGAATCAGCCCCATTATCCTTTGCCTTTGACTTCTTGGTCGTAGTTTCGGTAAAATCCGCTAGAGAGTTAGCATATTTTGTACCATCCGTAAAGAACGGGACAGTGACACCGCGTGCATAGGCGGCGAGGATTACCTCCTTGGCCCCAGGGGCATCATAGCGGACTTTTTCTATAGATATCTTCATTTTTTTCGCACAATCTTGAATCTCTGGCCAAGTTTTACCCAATTTACAAGTAGTGCAGTCCTGGTAATAAAATTTGACCTCTCTCATTGCTCTTCTCCTTTCTCGGCAGTTTTAAGGCCCTGCTCCATATTCGAAGTAAAGGCCGCCTCGAGCTTTTCTACCATCTCGTCCCCACCAAATAGGTAGGACTGTAGTTTCTGTAGCTCCATCCCGGGCAAACCATCGTCGAGTACGGCACCGACTCGTTTAGCATTCTCATCGGAGGCGAAACACTCCTTAATTTCACTGATTAAGGTGTTGATGTTGTCGACCGTGTCAGAGTTGGCTTTCTGTAGCCTCAGCCTAAGTTCTGCCCCAACTCTAGGGGTAGCCTCGAACTCACCGTCCGAGTCAGTAAAAGTAATTGGTTGATAGCCGTTGATTTTTAGTGGCATAATGAACTCCTGTTTAGTTCTCTTTAAAATCCATTATCCGCCCGAACGGTGCGAAGGTCTACACAACCAAAAGCATATGTGGTATAATTAAAATGGAGGAAGTTATGAAAAATACTGTTTACTCTTTCGGAAAAATAGGCAAATCTACGCTAGTTACAAAACAATCTATCGGCGGGTATTTGCTAGGATGGATAATCATCCTCCCAGTGATGGGGATAGTTTACCTGATGAAATACCTCTTCATCGGGGCAATATATGCCTTGGGGGGCGGGCTGTATTTGCTGTATAAGTTCTGTTTTAAGGCGGTACCTGTCGAGAAGCAGGACGCTCAAAAAACGACTAATGGTAAAAAGGCAACGGCCACAACGACGAAAACTCCTGTCGCAGCGACCGCTAAGGGAAAAGGGGCGACAACCTCAGCCCCCAAGGCGAAAGCCGTGCCTAGGAGGTCAAAAACTCGACTGATACAATAGGGCGGGTGGAGACTATCACGAAATAAAAGCCGACCCACTGTGCAAAGAGGTGTACTTCCTGCGTGTCTCCGATAGGCACTTGTGTCCATGCATTGACGGGGCTGATGAACTCAGAAATAATGTCGTTTTTCCCGCTCTCATAAGTTATCTTTATCTTCCATCCTCCAGCCCAGGTACTAGACGGGAGCATGTAAGTGCCGTCGTTATCACACCAGACGGATGCCGAGTAGCTTCGTAGTCGCGACGGGAGCCTCGACGCAGACTTAAGTGCTTCGATTTCTTTTTGCAGAGCGATGAGTCGGTTTTGTAGAATTACGCTAGTCATACCCACCCCGAATCTTCATAACTAATTGATATATCGCACTCACTACTCAGCACAATGGAGATCCGATACGACAAGTTGAAAGTTATCTCATGGTAATGCCAGTACCCCTGGTCGTCTTCGGTGAACATCCCGTCGTAGTCAGACTCCAAAAAGGCGTTGGGGTATAAAACCCACTGAGCGGTTCCAGCTTCCGATTTAGTTCGGGCCACATTTGTATATCTGCCATCATCATCGGCGGAGGCCACTCCTACCATCCCCATAATCTCTTCGCCCCCTTTTGAAGTGGCGGTAATTCTTGCTATCTGGGTAGGGTTGAGGGTCGCACCCATCTCCTCGCTCTTAATAGTGAAGTTCACCGTCTCTTGGTAGACGACAGTTTTCATCGTAGAGCTAGCTTTGAGCTTCTCGGCTTTTAGGGCGGCCACCTCCTGTTCGAGCTGGTGGATGAGGCCTGAAAAATTATTCTGAACTGACATACTCTATACTCACGGTGATATTAGCAGTGCTGATGATAACTCCAGATATGTCGACCGAAACTGGGTTGGAGTTGTCGTCATAACCCTCGAGCCAAAGTGGCCACGACACGGACTTGTCAGTAGTATTCCCGTCGACGGTGCCATCCCGTTGCGACCAATCGCTGATTGCTAGTTGGGCCATAAAAGGAGTTGTCTCGCCATCAAGGGCTGTGGCCGTCAATATGGCCTCTATCTTACCCGCTGGCGAAGTAAATGAGAACTCTTTTCGGTAGTATTCTACCAGCCCCGCCCCTCTCTCGTGGGCGATTTTGAGAGCGTTAAGCTCCTGTTGCATCCACTTGAGCGTAGCGGGGAGGCTTCTAGTGTCGTAGCTCATACTATTCTCTCCAGGGTCGGCGTGATAGTCTCTGCCCCCGTCGCCGAGACAGAAACGGATAGCTCCATCACCCGAAAGGCCCCGCTAGTTTGGCCGGTCTTGTCTTCCCGGTTATTAATGACTACCGTATCCCCAATCCAAATACTATTCTTCCCCTCTGGGGATGGGTCGACCTGTCTCCCCGTCAGGGTAATTTCTGGCTCCCAGCGGACATTGGCGGTGTTGGCTAGTTTAGAGGCACAGCTAGTATCGAGGGTGGTCTGTCTAGAGACGCTAGAATCTTGCAGTAATTCTTCATAATATCCGTAGTTCTTCACCGCCTCGCTGTCCGTTGCCTCGGAGGTGATAACCGTGCTTTTGGTCTCGTCCGCAGAGGTTTCGCCTGACCCGATGGCGATGATATGGCTAGCAAACCCACTCACCTCGCTGGCCGAGATGGTAATGGCGGAGATGTTGTTAAGCTGAGTGGGGTATTGGATGGTGTAGCTCCGTACTGTCCCGAAGTCACTGTCCGCTATCACATCGTAGGTTCGGTCTGGGTGGAAGTAGAGGTCAAACTTGCCTGCTCCGCTGACATTGTCGCAACGGTCGGCGATAAAGTCTTTTATGGTCTTGTAGCCGTCAAAAGTCTGTGTCACTTTGGTCTCCACGCCAATCTCCCCCGCTGTGAAGTCGTAGCCCTTGCCAGCCGCCGAAGCCCGAGCGTCCGCTAGGGCCACATACTTTTGTATCATCTCGCCCATTGGCAGGGTTTGTTCGGCCGTAGGATGAATGTAAACGCCCCCGAGCAAGTTCAAGTAGCCGTCAAACCGCATTGACAAGTTGGCCGAAGCATTGTTGGGCTGGTATCCCGGCATAGTGGCGAGAAACCCGCCGACAATATCCACGCCATTCCGTACGATTCGACAATCTAGGGCAATCGGGCGTAGAACCTCCTCAATCGACCGCCCCCGTTCCTCAAGCCAGCTGGCAAACACCACATCATTCAGAGTAAAGTCAATTTCGTCCACCCCACTCATCGTCCGCCGTCTTACCCAGGTGAGATTCTGGGCAATTTTAGAGATATCCCCAATTAGCACCCCGTCCAGTCGGAGCTGTACGGAGTACAAGCTGTTTTTATCAGTCACGGAATAAGAGGGCGATTTGGGCGTATTGATGACGGCCGTCCCCGCTGCCGAAGTGGAACCACTAAGGGCTGTGCGAGCAAAAGTCACGGAAACGGAGTAGCTATGCCCATCTTGAATCTCAATACTTGCTTCGTCCGCCGTGTCGAAATCCACCCCTACGACACTTACACTATTTACCGTATAAGTTTTCGAGAAGTCAAAGGTTTTAGTAACGGTACCAACGCTAGTCCCCGACAATAGGTCTGTAATAGTGGCCGTGGCCGTCACCCCGTCTGCGTAATTGCTAGCCGATGGCATATAGGCCGAGAAGACAATGCTGGTGTCGGTGGTGGTAGCTTCGCTAGCGAGCAGAGTGGAAGAAACTGTAGGAGTTTCGTAGGGGACTACTACCGAACCCGACCTAGCCCACGCCGAGGAATAGCCGTTGCCGGCGTACAGCCCAATATTGTGCTTGGTCCCGCCGAGGATTGTAAACCCCATCGCCGAGCCAGAATCATAGCCAGGCGAGCTAGAGTTATTAATAGTCACTGTTTGGTCGCCAGTGGAGGAACTGGATGTCTCGGACTCTAGGCGATTCCCCGCCCAACTCCCCGTATTCGAATCAGCCTCAAACAGGGCGAAAACTAGCCGATAAGTCCCCGTTCCCACCCCCCAGTTGGTCTCCCGGGCAGTGATTCTAACCTGTGGCCCGCTTGTGGAGTGGGTGCCAGTAGCACTGACGAAGGTCGGTGTACTAGGCGGCGAAGATTGTGCAGGGATGGTAATACTCCCCGACCCAGACAGTAGAGACCCCGTGGAACTAGACCAGGAGTAAGTCGCCCCCGAAGTGGGGATAGAGCCGGAGACTGCCGCCATATTCTGCCAAGTCCCCTGTTGGCCCCCGTAAACATAAAAGGTGCCAGAAGTCGAGCCAATCCCGTTTACCGTAAAAGTCCCCGAATTATAAGTCGCTCCACTATAGGAGTTCGTCCGCACGCCCTGCAGGGTGAAAGTGGCACTGGTTCCACTGTAGTCGCAGACCACCCGTAGCTTAATGTAGGTGGAGGCCTGGACCTCGCCTGAAATTACCTGCGACATTAGCCGACTACCTCATTCCACTCCAGCTTGGCACTGTATATAGAGGAGCTGGTGGTGAACTTAACCTCGTTTTGCCCGGGCAAGAGGGAGACCCACTCGCCATCCATTAGGGCAGTCACATCCGTACCGTCCAGATTGGCGGTTTGATTGGACATATCCACGACCAGGGTTGATCCATCGGCTACTGTTCCGTTGTAGGTGAGCTTTACTCCCGTGGTGAGATTTTCCAGGGTCGGAGTGATGGCCTCTCCGTTCACCGTCCACACTGGGTATACATTGACGATCGAGCTAGCCGTGATGAGGGCCGTAGGGCCTTCCCCCGTGCTAGTCACCCACTCTGCTCCGTTCTCGTCCCATACTAGCCCCGTCGTGTCCCACACGGCCCCCTCGACACTAGTCTTAGTGAAGTTGGCCGTAAAGGTATAAATCTCGTTGCCATCATCGTCCTCGGCATATGCATAGTAGTTGACATCTTCGAAATTGATGGCGATATGATATTCGGGAGAGAGTTGGTATAGTTCCTTGACTTCGGGAGCATCAACTATATAACCTCTGGTCCGCTTGATGGCTGACCCGTCCGGAAAAACATAGATTACGGTATAAAAGTGATCTTTCGCAAAAAAGGAGATAAAGGCTCGGCGGAGGGTCTCAATATGGGCCTTTGTACAGCCAAAAGCCCCTATATACCCGTCGAACGACTGTGATGAAGCTCGCCGGACCTGCCCAGCTAAAAGAACCCCGTCTCCCCCTTGAATCTCGATCGTGTCGTTGGCCATTGTATCTGCCATGAAGTGTAGCTGGTCTTCCTTGAAGATATAATCACCATCCCCTAGGGCTAGGCGTTCACCGTCATCCCGAACGCATAGGGCGGCTATCCAACATTGTGCGTCAAGTCCTTGAATGGCCATTAAGTATACCTCCGAATGCTAGTCATCAGCTTGCGACCGATTTCGTCCGCATCGAGGTCGCTATTGATGTAATTGGTCATATTTACTACTATCTCCCCGCTACCAGTACCTCCCTGCTCCCCCATCTCGTCAAGTAGCGTGTCGGCGAGCAGGCCACTCCAGTTGTCGGTGTTATTTTCGAGCGGGAGGACAACTTCCTTGCCAGCCTCGCCGAAGATTACTGGCGTAGCACTGCTAGCATAGCCCCCCTCTGCAGCCTGGAACCAGCCGGAGACAGTACCCGCTTGGATGGTGGGGATTGCATTCGTAACTAGACCGAGCGTCACGGCAGAAATTAAGCTATTGAGACCCGAGATCAACAAGTTGGCGATGCTGATGAAGAGCGATGCCATCAATTTCAGCACCCCGACTAAAATCTTCGGAGCAAGCGTGGGGATAGCTTCGACCAACTTGCCAATTATCTGTGGCAGAGCCTGGATTAAAGAGTTTATGACGATCGGCACCGCCCTGATAAACGACTGAAACAACTCGATACAGGCATCTAGCAACCTACCGAGGTTATCAGCGGAGAGCAACCCATCGATAATTCCGGTAATCAACTCCGGTAGTTTATTGACTAGCATATTCAGCAATTGTGGTAAAGTTTCAACAATGGCAAAAAACACCTGCGTAATACCATTCAGAATAGTGGGGAGGTTGACTATAAGAGCGTCAAGTAGTGTTTGTAGCAGGATCGGCAACTGGGTGATGATCGTAACCAAGAGGTTACTCAGAAGTGTGACCACTGAGGTTACGAGGTCATTAAAGCCCTGACTAGAAAGAAAAGTGGTGATGGAGGTGATGATATTCGTGAGAATGGTAGGGAGCTGGGTGGCTAGGGAAGTGAGAATGGCCGTGAGGGCATTGCCGATATTGTTGAGCAGGGTGGTCAAGTTGTCTCCGCTCAGCACATTCGCCAGCGAACTCATTATGCTCGACATTAGGTTTGGCATTTCGGCGGCAATATTGGTCATTATTTCATTGATAGCTGGGACAATGTTTCTGACGGCAGTGGCCGCTTGACCAACCATATCTGAGATGAGCTGACCGATGTTAGCGTCAGGGTTAGCCAGGCCGGTAGTGAAGTTCTCGTAGGCCGCCTTTAGCGAAGAGATTGACCCCTGTATCGTTGCTGTTGACTCGTGGGCCGCCGTACCGGTCATACCCATCTCCTCCTGCACCAGGTGGATTGCCTCGACAATATCAGCGTAAGAGTCAACTGTCATATCCCCAGCTTTGCCTTGGGCTATGGCCAGCTTGTTGGCATCAGAGATAAGGCGTTCCATCTCCTCTTTGGTGCCACCATAGCCGAGGTTTAAGTTGTCGAGCATCGTGTAGTTGGCCTTGGCAAAACCTTGGTAGGCGTTCTGGACGCTCTCTAAACTGGTCCCGAACGCATTGGCGTTGTCAGCCATATCTACGATGGCGGTATTCGCAAGTTCAGCCGCCTTAGCGGTATCCCCACCAGTCGCCTGGATTAGCCTAGCCCCAAACTTGTTGACCTGCTCCAAATAATCGCTAGCCGAGACTTGGGCCGTCTGATAAGCATTGTTGGCATAGTTCATCAGCGTATCGGCCGAGTCCTCGAACACCAGCTCCGTACCCTCCGAAATCTGCTCGTATTCGGCGTACGAACTTACCGAGCTGGCCGTAAACTTAGCCAGAGCCTCTACACCTTCTGCCGCTAAATGGCCAATCCCAGTGATAATGCTTTGCACCGCCTGCAGGGCGGTCTTGCCCACATTACTGGCAATTTCGCCCACATTGTTCAGGGCGTTCATCGCAGCGTCCTTAAAGGCGATGGCGGCGGATTTGGCCAATGAGAAGGGGGTACTGAAGGCTTTGCCAACGCCTTTCCCGGCCGTTACGGCAGCAGAGGCCACTGCCCCTAGAACTGGGCTGATTGAGTTTGCTTTGGCTACGACACCGTTAATTGCTCCCTTTACTCCATTTAGGGCATTGGTGACAGTGGTACTGACTTTGGAAAAGGCGTTGGTAACCGTAGTCACCACCGTAGAAAAAGACTTGCTTATATTGCTACCTACTTTGGTCTTACTAATGCTGTCCATCGTAGTCTTCCACACCTTGGAGATGGTTTTGGCTGCCCCCTGCCAAGCTTTGGGTACTGCAGTTAAAGCTTTTTGGGCAACTTCACCAAAGCTCTCAGTGGCTTTCTTTGCCCCATCAAGGCTAGCCAAAGCCTCGCTGGTAGCCTTTGTAGCTACCGCCCCAATACTGCTTATTTGACTCTGGGCCTTAGCCAATCCAGCGGTCAGTTTAGAGGTATCAAGGTCAATAGATAATGTTAGTTGCCCAACTTCTGCCATACTATTATAATCAGCGTATGCGGTGCCAAAGGCTAGCCCCCAAAACATAAGTATGATATAATAGGAAAAAGGAGAGAGTTATGACGGAGACTACAAAAAAGACGGGGAAAGCGGTGGCAGAGAAAACTGAAGAGGGCAAGGCAAAAAGCAGTGGCTTCTCCTTGACCTCTAAAATAACGCAGGAATTTCAACAGATAGAGAAAGGAGAAATAAAACTAAAAGTTCGCTGGTGGGCAGTTGTGGTGTTTCTAGTAGCGGCAGTAGCGGTTTATATCGTCGCCATGCGATGGGAGGTGTCAGTTGAACAGTCCGAATACACTTTCGAATGTAATGTGGCGGAGCGGGCTACCGACCTCTACTGCACGGATGCCACAATTTCAGGCACTTGTATCGGGAATGTGGAAATTACAGCCAGCCAGACCAACCGGCTCTCTGCGTTGACAGTATCGTTGTCGGACGGCTCCACCTTGACTTCTAGAATCTTTGGGGTTACTGTCCCTGGGATGAAAATTGCTGACTATGTCGACTACACCACGGAGTATACGGATGATTTTACTGCGATAAACGAGGTGCTGGAGGAGGCCGGCGGAACGGTCACCATTAAGGCAAATCGTGCCTACGGTAAGGACGACGAGGCCCAGATTACCGAAGTTAAAGTGGCCTGGGTCCTATCCGACAGCGACAAGGACTACATAATCAAGTTGCACGAAGAGTGGGTTAAGGAGCAGGAAGAAAAAGCCGCCGAAGAGGCAAAAAAGCAAGCCGAAGAAGAAGCCGCCAAATCCACTAGCACAACCAGCAGTAGCCCCGCCTCGGGCAATGCTTCATCAAGTACTTCAAGTAGCTCAAGTAGTGGATATTCGACTAACACCCAAAATGTGGTGAGAGGCTACTGCAAAGACGGAACCTATGTAATTGGAGTACCATCAGCCAGCGGGAAAGCAAACGAATGCTACGGACACGGGGGGTGGCAATACCAGTATTAATTACCGCTGGCGATCTTGCCCTCTGACTTGATAAGTTCCCGGGCTCGTTTCACCCCGCTGGGCCTGCGTGTTCCCTTTTCAATCCTAATACAGGAGCTTATTAGGTTAAACATCAGTGCCTCGAGCGGGAGGCGATTCTGTGCCTCTCTGGCCCGCTCTGCGGCGATTAGTCTTGACATTTTTTCGTCGCTTATCTCCCCAGAATCCCAGGCCTTATAGGTTTCATAGCCAAACCGTGCAATGATTTCGGCGACCAGGGCATCCACTGCGTCAAACCGTCGGTGTTGCTTCTTCCCGATAACATTCGCACGGCGGAGCTGTCGCTGTTCGTCATTGCTTAAAAAGTCCGAAGCCCGAAAGGTAGTGGTCTTTTGAGAGGCGTTCTTATACACCTCTTTTAGAGTGGCACCTTCAGGCTTCGTCATCTTAAGCAACCCTTAGGCGGTCACTTCGCTGTATGCACCAGTCGAAGCGTCCAACCGCATCTTCTTGGTGGTGTCATAATCACCGAAGCGGTACGAGTAAGTAGGGAAACCGTCGTTGGCGTGTTGCTTCGAGTTGTAGACAATCGGGTTGAGATTGAGGGTGTATTCTGGGGTGTCAGAAGCACCAATCTCAATGTCATCATCCATACTCGGGATGCACCGAGTCAGCTCGACATCGGCCACAGAGCCATCGTCGCAAATACCCTGGCAAACCACGCTCATATAGTCGCCTCCAGCACAGAGTGAGCTAGAGTCGTCAACCATTTGGCCAGCCTTAGCGTCTGCCCCAGTGTAGGTACTGGCGGTCCAGCGGCCCAATGCTTGTCCCAACACAGACCAGGTGTCTGCGAGGAAGGTAACGGAGCCAGCGAACGCATCAAAAGTCCCAGGGATAGGAGTCTCCGAAGTCCCTAAGCTCGAAGAGCGTGACTTTTTGCGAGGGGCAATGTTGACGGTCATCTGAGTATCTTGACCGAGGTCATCTGGTTCAAGCACAAAGGTACTGAACCCGCTAGCACTCGAAGAGTCTTTCTTCCGAAAGACGATTCGGTGAAGTTGTGAAATTTGGATCACAGCCATTTTATTATTCTCCTTTCGTCAAGTCATAAATAATCTCGGCCGAGGCGGTCTTGACGATTAACCCGTTCTCGGTCGCTCCAGCGTTCTGTGGCGTTTGGGTGGGGAACAGTCTGATATTCTTGTAGTCATAAGAAGCCGTCCCGTTTTCTCCCGAAAGTTCACAGAAACACCGATTTTCAAGGATCCAGGCGAGAATCTTCGCCTCTACATCTTCGGTTTTGGTTTTGTCGGCGAAGGCAACATAGAAGTCGACAGTGGTGCGGAGGTTTTTGCCCTTGGGCGACCCATGGTTAATGGTACCGCCACGGGTTACCAACCACACGCCAGAAGCTGGAGAGCCATTGCGTTGCAAGGGCATCTCTTCCCAATAGAAATTAACCTCTTTCTGGAGTCCAGCTACACCGTCTTCAGCCATTTTGCGGAAAAGTGCCAGGGTAATCATCGGATTAGCCCTCCAAAACTCGCCTCAAGGTCCTGACGGAGAGCGGTCTTCGCCCCCTCCTCGATGAACCTTGGTCGGCCAGTCTTATTCCTCTTGTAGACATAGGGGGCGTAATTTACCATCTTGTATTCGCCCGTTATGTCTCCGACCGCCCCAATTCCACCAACTTGCACTGCTCGGCTATATGGCCCTGTGTTAGCCACACGGGTCGACACTCGCAATGCCCCACTCTGATGTGGCGAGTAGTCGTAGGAGTGTCCAGCCACTTTCTTGGCAAAAGTGTTCAACCCAGGGATTAGCATCGTGGCGATTTGGTTAGCCGTCAACTTCTGCTGGTAGTTAACTTTCATCAGAACTCCTTAAGGCGTCACTGCGTTGCAACATCAGCTCGATGTGCTCTACGCTAGTATTGTCCTGGTTCCTCCCGATAAGAGCCTGCACAACATCGAAGTATTCTCCATCTGGAGACATCACTCCGTAATCCAGCAAGGCGTTCGGATTGGCCGTCGGCAACTGGTCGGGCCGAACATAGAGCAAGAGGTCGCAGCTAACAGTTGAGGCATTGGGTGAAGTGTAGAAATCTCCAGAAGTTCCATCGGAAACTATTGGAGTAATTTCCCCTAACTCCTCCCACACAGTGCCACGCTCCGTCCCTCGACTTGCTCGCCCAATAGACCATCCGGACTCCTCCGCGAAAGGAAAGGCCCCAAAGACGGTCTGGCTAGCAACCACAACAAGGCCTCCGAGAACCCTCTACATCGATTCTGCCACCGCAGGCCGAATACTTGTCGAGGATGTCGCCATATTGCGACTGGATTTGAACCCAAGCATTGCTCGCCGTGTCGGTCTGAAAACTGATGCTAAAGTTTCGCACGCTTTTGCTCGCCACCTCCTCGCCACCCCCGCCCTGGAACCTAAAGGTGGCAGCGAGAAAGTTAGCGAGGACTATCTTTAGGTCATCAGGCAAGGGGTCAGGGAGGGCTTCCAGGCAGAGGAACGACGCAAGACGCATTTCCGCCACACCTAGCAGAGTCTCCCAATCGCTCTCCAGCATTACGGGTGGCTCTTGTCCAGTGTATAGCCTATATTCGTCTTGCGTCATCTACCGTTCCTCCTATTCGCCACTCGTAGCGGGGGCGATAGCTACCGCAGCCTTAGCCGCCAACAGCGAGCCGCCACGCGGAATCTCCGCCAAGCGGACTTCGGTGTTATAGTCGGCGTCGAAGCTATTGCGGTGGTTAATCCCAGCGTCGCCAACCAGTCCGTACTGATTTTCAGCAAAGACATAGGCCACATTGGTTTCGCCGTCCATCCACTCAGGCGTATACACAGCCTTGACATTCAAGAACTGCGTTGGGGTGAGGCCAGGTTGCACGAGGTAGCCATTGCCAGAAGTCTTGGCGGTCAACAACTCGGTAATCACCGAGGACTTCGCCACCACGACCAGCGAGCCAGTAGCCTTGATGGCCCCACGAGCCTTGACAACTCCATCATAGATGTTGTCGCCAGAAGCTAGGGTGATGGTCGAGGCCGCTAACGAGCCAGCACCAGAAGTGGCCGCTGCGTCTGCCTTGATAGAGAAGAGGCCACGGGTGCCGTCAAAGACACGGTAGTCGGCAGCCGACCCAGTCGGAGCAGAACGCCCGTCGCCAATCACAATCGCCCGCTCAATCTCCTTGCGAATGAGGTCATCCAACTCTTCATCAGTGAAGTTCAAGAGTTGAGGGTTCTCATAGAGCATAGTGGCATCCAACGGATTCTTCTTGTAAATCATCTTCACAAGAATATCCCGATAGGTGTCGGTGAGATCCTGGTCAGCTTTTTTGTCGCCAGCCTTATGGCCGTGGGCCCGACCAGTCTCATCGTCGGCCACCGTCATAAAGTGTGCACGGTAAGACTTAACGCCGAGGTTGCGAATGTGGCTCAAGATCCCGTCCGCACCATCAAAGGCCCGCACGAAGAGTTGGTCAGCAGGAGGCAAGTCAGGCACACCTGAAATACCATCCACAGAGGCCTTAGCAAAGTTTTGGCGGAGGACAGAGTCCAGTCCGTCGATGCTCATCCCATTTTGTCGCAAAGAATCACGCACGATCTGGTTGAACTTCTCGCTCTTGCGGAACTTGGCCGCATCAGCGGTCTTCACAGGAGCTTCCTGCCTCACTGCACGGTCCCGAATCACCACGATGGGGCTATGCAGGGTTTTGGTGTCCTTTTTAACCTCGACCGTGGCCTCTTCGGCCTTGTCTTCGGTTTTCTCCTCGCCCTCTCCAGCATTATTCCGAGCCGTCGGTTCGGTTTCGCTTTCAGGAGCGTCGGTAGTGTATTTGTTAATCACCGCCCCGAGTTCTTCGGCCATAGCTTTGGCCTCATCAGGGGTGAGATTATCCTTAGTATTTTCCATACTATTCTCCTTATTGGTTAATTGGTTATCAGCAACCTTCTCCTCGCCCCCTTGGGCCTCGTGAATTGAAGTTTTGCTGTCAATAGTCTTAGTGCGTGGGTCATTCCCGGTCAGTACCATAGAGATTTCACGCAGAATCCCTACAGGTTCAGCAATTGCATTGTCCGCTCCGTAGTAGCCATCTGGGAACCAGTCAATACCCACAGAATAACTAGCGTCCTGACTAATCTTCCAGGCGTGGTCGGCAAGAGCGTCGTCATCAGCAAAGTACATCTGAGCGTGCAAGCCGTCCTCGGCGAGCCATACCTTGCACGAGCCAAACTGCTTTTCCACGGTCGGCACTAGTTCGCCGTCCACAATTTCGCCATGGTCGGCTTGTGCCTGCACCGAATAGTCTTCGGTTTGTTTCTTCGGGTTAGCATTCAGGTCGGAAACTTTAATCAGTTTGCCGTCTCGCCCCATAACATACAGGTGTTCTAGGTCTCGCACTTCGCCAGACTCCAACATCTGCCCCGACGCCGCCAAAATATGACGACTTCGCCGAGCGTCAGGCTTAGTGTCTAGTATCTTTGCAGGTATAAAGTGAACATCTGCCATACCCGTAGTATCTGCGGACACGGTGCAGCCCGCAATCCGGCGTCGCAAAATATAGATTTTACGACATTCTACAGCTCGTTCGCTTCGATGCCCAAGGCTACGACGCAGCAAAAACTGCCTTATTCCGTCGAGGCATCAACTATCTATCGCTATGGCGACTTATGCTTCTTCCCCGCCTCGTTGAAGTTCACATTCTCTAACCCTAGCGGCGGGGCAGCCCCTGAAACGATAGCAGAGGGCTTCCGCCCAATCGACTATCAAATCAGCACTCTGTCTTCGGGGATTAACAACGGGCCGAGGATGCAAGTAGGGTTCGGCAACACGGGCGGCATTCAGTACTGGGCAGCAGGCACGGCTAGCAATACTGTCCTCAACGGACTATTCGTCTATGTGACGGGTGACGACTTCCCGTCCTAGCTTGGCCACGCGTCTTTGGTGAACCAAGTCGCAGTCCCCCGACGGTCAGTGGAGCCACTTGTCCACTGTGCTGAAACGATGAGGCGCATAATCCCGTTAGATTCGATTGCCTGGGTGAATCCTCGGTTCGCGGCGACCATCCCCGACAATTGTACTGTGTAGCCAGCTGGGCGGAACCCTACAGGTACTGTTTCGCTCTGAGTCGCCCACTGGCCATCAGTCGAAGGGAGGCTATTCCCGCCAAATATATTCCCTATGACGAGGTTGCCCACCCGAGTCAATGTCAACGACGCCCCCCATCCACCTGGGACGGTCTTCTCGACATAGGGGATACTAGTGGAACCTTTTAATGTCGTAAAATCTATATTTTGCGACTTTACAACCTCTGTACCCGCCAGTTTAGCCACATCGTTGTACGCCGTCGACTGGATGTCGTCTGCGGTGATTTCGGTGGCCCCTGCAGGAATCATCACACATCTCAGCACCACAAAATATGCCGTATCCCCCTCTCCCCCATCCGCCGTAATGGCGGTGCGAATATCGGCCTCCGTGGGATAAGTTTGGGACGAAGCCCCCGCCACCGTAATAATTCCACAGGCGGACGGGTTGTCTACCGCCGTAGCTACGCCCTGAGGCGAGTTGTTCACATAGGCCACAATGTAGTGATAGTATATCTGTTCCTCGCTACTTGCGTCTGGGAACTCCACCTCTATCGGTTGCCCAGAGATATTGTTAACTGTCACCTTATTCCCGGCGTTGTCCTGGGCCAGGGCCACATCCCTAGTGCCTGAAACACCGCCAATGGCGACGGTCATCCCCGAGCTGGGGACGCAATCCCAGCCACTAACCACCCCCTTTGTGAGAAAGGCGGTAATGTCGTTAAAAGCATCCACACTGGTCCGCCCGCCATATGCCCCATTAGTCCCTACTGCGTTGTTTGGGTTCGTCATAATAATTCCATTATGGTCATAGACGGTGCCGAAGTCACCATTGCTCGATATGGTGCGTCTTTGCCGAATTTCACACTGGCTTTGTAGGGGTAAGGTTGACTAAGGCCCCGCCTGGCGATTACTCTTGAAGCAATGGTAAAAACACTGCTAAAGCGACGGCGAAACAATGGCTAGGACCACGGCACTAAATAAGATCGAAAAAGCCCTCTATGAACCTACCTTTTACAAAGTCATACAGGGCGGGATGAGTGCTGGCAAAACCTACGCCATCATAACGCTCCTCATTGGCTACGCCGAGAGCTATCCAAACTCGGTAATTACAGTGGTGGGGGTAAGCCATCCACACCTTGAGGGTGGGGCAATTCGAGATTTTGTGGCGATTATGAAACAACAGGGGAGATGGAATGACAACCGCTGGAACATCGCCAAGTCAACTTACGCCTTTCTTAATGATTCCCTGATAGAGTTCAAGAGCATAGACCGAATGAGTGCGAGAGGACCGAGGCGGGAGGTACTATTTGTGAACGAGGCCAACGGGTTGCCGTGGGATACCTTTGAGCAATTGGCAAACCGTACCCGGGACTTTGTGATCGTGGACTATAACCCCAGTGCAGAGTTTTGGGTACATACAGAGTTGGCGGACGGGCAGTTTGCCCACGACACAACCTTCTTGATCTTGACCTACAAAGACAATGAGGCCTTGGACGAGCGGGGGATAAAGAACATTGAAAATCACCGCCCGAAGCCGGGAGAGCAACCCAGTAACTGGTGGACAGTGTATGGACTAGGGCAAGTGGGGACATTAGAGGGCAATATTTACGCTGGCTGGGAGGAAGTAGACGCTGAGACAGTGCAAAGCGGGCAGTTAGTGCGATATGGGTTGGACTTCGGGTTCTCGAACGATGAGACGGCACTGGTGGCGATTTACGAGCTGACAGATGGGCGGTTAGGGGTGGAAGAGCTATACTATAAAACAGATTTACTAGGTAGTCAATACCCGGCAATGCTAGACACAGTAGGGGTTGACCCCAGCGTGCTGATCGTGGCAGACTCTGCCCGCCCCGAGATAATTGCGGAAATTAAGCAAGCCGGGTGGCGATGTATTGGGGCAGATAAGAATGCAGGGAGCGTGAAGCGGGGGATCGATAGGGTGCGAGACCGTCAGATTGTCTATTACGGAGAAAATCTCAAGCGGGAGTATCTAAGCTACCAGTGGCGGAAAAAACGGAGCGGGGAGGTGATAGACGAACCACAAGACGGCAACGACCACCTACTAGACGCATTGAGATATGCCGTGGACGATCTGAAGCGTCCAGTGTTTGACTTTTAGAAGCCGAGGTATGCCTTGTCCGCTTCTGAGTGGAACCCCCACTCAGCGAACTTTTCAAACCCGCCTATCCGCTCTATATACTTTTTAGCCTCATCCACAATTAGCTCGTAGGGGACCTGGTAGCTGGTAGTATCGGTATCGACACAGATGGACTCGTCGCCGATAGCACAATGGATTTGGCACGGCCCATGGAGGTGTGCATAGATGTTCACCGAGACATCGGCCTTGCTGAGGTCCTTTCCGTGCAACCCGCCGCCGGTGACGGCCCTCCCCATATCTGACCCAAGCTTGCGGTTGGTGGCACCACTGTCGACATCGAGTCCACCAGTCCAGTAGCCGAGTGGGTTAATAATAACCGTATCCACCGATGGATAGCTGTCTCTGACAAACTCATTTAGTA